TGGAAATCTAAGAAAAATAAATTTAACCAAGGCGTCCAGCTCTGGCTTCATTTTCTTAGCCACGAGAGAGTACATCATAGCTTGAACGTTTGAATCAAGCTCTTCTCCTTTGAATTTCTGTTTGCTGCTTTTGTAGTCGTGAATCTCAAGCTTGCTTTTATACTCAATAAACTTATCAATGAATCCGCGAATGTTGTATCGGGGAGACTCGTTTTTAATATTAAACTCAAGCTCTGGGTCTATTTGTTTTGCTCCTTTTTTGCCAAGAAACTCATTGTTTAACCCAACAAGTATCATTTCGTCACACATCACATAATCTTCTTCTGTGAGACCTTGCTTGGTAACGTGTTTGCGTACAAGCCTTTCCATGCTTGGAATAGCCTGAATTGTCTTTGCTCTTTTTAGCTTGGTGACGTATTTTTTACGCCTTGGAGACAAAAGCACTTCAAGGACAAGGTGAACAATAGTTCCACGTTGCGCTCCTGAGTTTGACTCTTGATGAACCTTTAAGTGATAATTGCACCAATAAAGCCAAGAACAGCCTTCTAGAGTTTTAATTCTGGAGGCTGATAGATATTTTTTATCTGACATTGTAAAATGATTGTATCTCGGATACGGTCATTTCTCCAAAATCGTTTTTGGGAGGCAGTTTAATTTCTACTCTTTTCTTGTCGAAGAATTTTAAAAGTTTATTTTGAATTTTAGAAGCTGCCTCAGATCCAGAGTTTACATCTTTATGTGAGTCATTGTTTGTGCAAATTAGAACCTTCTTTGGATTGCACTTGATTAGGACATTCAATACCGAAGTAGATAGCTTGAGTCCAAACAAAACCAAGGAGCTTTTGTATCCAGCCTCCCAAAGCTTTAGCATGTCCCCTATGCTTTCTACTAAATAGCATGATTCTGCATTTTTTAAATGTTGAATATTAAAATAGGCAGGATATTTCCATTCGTCTTTTGTCCCCCAATGCTTCCATTTAATTTTAGGATCTGCATTAAGAGATCTTCCGCTCAGTCCGACAAGCTGTTCTTTACAATTAAAAACAGGAAAAACGTATCTATTCTTCATTCTGCCGCTCTTAACTACTCCCCCATTGAATACTTTTAAAGTTTCTTCTGAAATTCCTCTATTTATCCAATATTCATGGTTTGGTTCAATTTCGGAAAGAGTAGATTGATCTAACTTTTTAGGTTGCTTGATTTTAGGCTTGTGGACTAGGTCTTTGGTGGAAAAGTCTTTGTTTTCTAGATGCTTTTGAGCCTCTTCAACGCTTGATAAGTTTAAGCTTATCTTAACTAACTCTTCAAATTTACCAGTTATACCCGCGCTAAAGTCAAAAAATCTACCAGTATCCTTCTTTACGCAGAGACTGGTGCTGTTATTGCTCTCTCTGTATATTGGGCGCATTCTATACTCTTTACCGTTGTCGGTAATGTTGCTGTAGCCCAATTCAACTAAGACTTCTTTGAGGTCCATTAAAGTATATCTCCATCGTTTGAGCTTTGATCATCTATGTTGTGATGCTCTTCTTGTGCGCTGATAACGTCTTCTAAAGATCCCCTTTCTTCGACATTAAAGTTTATAACGTCGTAACTAAGATAATTGCTTACCCATTGTTGAGTTCCGTCTTGAAAAGTTCTTCTGATGCGGTCATGGTGACCAGCAGCTTCCCTACCTTGCCATCTTGTTTTGATTGGGATCAGCTTGTGGGTGCCGAAATCTCCATCCTCGTCCATTTCTTCTAGTGTTTTGCGCCTGAAGATGGCTAGAAAACTCGCAAACCATTGTAGACGGTCAGATAGTGCAATAGCCGAAGAGTCGTCTGCGAATTGACCTTTGGACCTGTTCTGGTTTTCTCCAGAGCGATTCATCTGCATGGCGGTGAAAATCGGGCAATCTAGTTCTTCGCCAAGTTTTTTTAATTTATCTATTTTTTCGCCAATTGCTTGATGTTCTCCCCAGTTTTGTTTTAAGCTTTCTCCGGTTAGCTTTACGTAGTCGTAAAAGACGACGCATTTGTTTCCTCGTTTAACTTCTTTATAATACCAGCGGCGAACCAGAGAGCAAAGTTGGTCAATGTTTTTATTTCCAGCATGAATGTGGTAAAATCCAGATTCCTTAATTTTAGAAAGTCCGTTTCTGATTTTTTCTACAAACTCTGGATTTCTTCTCCAGTTGCCAGTCTCAATATGCCATAGGGGTACTCCAGTTATGCTTGCAGCAAGCCTGAACTGCTGTTCTTCAGTTGACATTTCAGTGTCTAAATACAGGCACTTGACGTTGTTCTTTTGGGCAACACCGTACCCCATGCAAGAAAGAAATGTGCTTTTGCCCTGTCCCGGTCTGGCAACAACTGCATAAAGATTCTTTTTCCTTAGCCCTCCAAACATTTCATTAAAACAACGAAAGGGAGTCTCGATTCCAGTCTCTTCTTTCGGGTTTTCCCCCCTCTCTTCGACCATTTCGTAAAGGCCGCTCAGAGCATCGACAGGTTCATCTTCAAAATCGTAAGAGCGTATTTTTGAATTGTAAACTGCGTCAGTAGTTGCAATTATTTTATCAATGTCTTTTTCGTCAGTCTTCTTTACGTATATTCCGACTTCTTTTGCTACTCCGTAGATTTCTCTTCTGATTCTGAGCTTAACCAGTTCTTTGGAAGCTTCTATGGCTCCCTTTTTATTGATCTGAGTAAAAGATATGGACTCTATGTAGTCAAATACATTGATATCTTCATTAAAGTGAATCCCAAGGTTCTTGATGGCTTGAGCTACGATAACCTTATCAACGTGCTTGTTGGAAAGAATAAGGTCACGTAGAACAGAAAAAATGGTAGAATTTATTTCATTATAAAAATCCTTTTCGGCTATGAACCTTTCAATTTCTGGAAAGATATCTGGATGTCTTAGGATGCCGCCCAGAACATGCCTTTCTATTTCTATAGAATAAATCATCTTAATATAGGTTTATGCCGAAGCTCTCTTGAAACAGTTTGCGTGAGAGTTTTTTGGTTTCCTTTTCTGTGACTTCGACTACTACGAAGCCATTAGACTCTAACCATTCGAATTTTTTAACATCCCGCTTGAGAGAGGCCAAGTATTTTAGTCTAGAGTTGCCGTGAAAATGCTTGTTAAATTTGTAGTGCTGGTCGCCTTGGACTTCGACAGCAATCTTTCTCGTCATGTTAACAATGTCAACCTTCATTCTGGAGCCATAAACTGGAAACTCCTCATAGACAATGTCGTTTTGCCAATACTGCTTTAGGAATTCCTTTGTTCTGAATTGAGCTTGACTTCTTGACTTTTCTTCCCAGTCTATCCTATACTTTTCAACGTTTTTACTTACATAGGCTCCGTATATATTTTTTAATCTCACGGTAGAAGAACTTCTTTAAAATGTTGCGTCAGAACATCTGTTACGTTTTTGTTTTCTTGCAGGTAAGAAAGGACTGCTGCCTCGCCATGAAATGTCTCTGGGAACTCTAGACTATTCTCCTGCATCAGTTCTGTCAAAGGCTGAGTTGCGGAAAACCAACTTCCAGCCTTTTTCATCATATCCCAAGCTAAGAGCAAGTCAAAGACTTCGTATTCAACCCATATGCTTTCGCCATTGGTTCTTCCATGACAAATTGGATATTTTACAATCTCTCCAGCGGTTTCGTTTTCAGTCTTTTGAAAAGCGATCTTAGCCCAATGCCCTACGATCTTGTCTTCGCCTTTTACCTTTCTTACAATTCTATCGTCCTTATAAGTTGGTTGAAACTCAAAGATCCAATTTGCAAAATGAGTAATAGCGTTTCCTCCTGAAGCGTTCGTCAGTCTGTGGTCAAGCCTTTGCCTTGGATCGGCTTTGATGGTTGCTCTGACCTGACTGATCATCCAGCAAATATGCCCACCTTCTGTAATAGCCAAATTCATCTTCTTCAAGAAGGTCGAAGTAATTGTCGCGCCTCCACCGACTTGCTGAGCGTCATCATAAGACTTCTCCATTTCTCTTCTGCGAATAAGTCCATCCATAGAGTCAATCACAAAAAAATACTTTTTATTTTCTGGATTGCTTTTGATGAGCATATTGATCAGGTGCATTACGGACTCAAAGATGTTTGACTTGTATACAAACCACTTCTCTGGACTTGTGTCAACTCCTGCTCTGGCAATCATATCGTCAGATAGCCGACCTTCGGCCTTGATGTGGATAACCATAGAATTCTCTACAGTTTTCTGAAAATCCCTAGCGACAGCGAGACCACAACTTGTTTTGCCGCCGCCGCTTACTCCTGTTGCTCTAACCAAGCCGGGACCGATTCCACCACCTGTTGCTACGTCTAAAATTAGACTTCCAGTTTTAACTTTGTAGCTCGCCGCTTCAGAATAATTGTAGTGATCAGCCTTAGACTCTTTGAGGTAAGCCTCTAGTTGGTTTAGAGTGGTAAGTCCATCTTCCTGAGTTTCTTTCTTTTTCTTAGCCATTTTTTAAAAAATCTTTTAAAGTTATGATTTTCTTTTTCTGCTTCTCTGCGTCTTCGCCTATTTTGTCTTGTTGTAAAACATAATCCTTTTTTGGCTTTTTGTCAAGAAAAAACAACCTCTTTTGCTCCTTAAGCTCTTTCTTCATTGATTGAGAAAGAAAAAACTTGAGAGAATAAACCTGAATATTTAAGCTATTTTTGACTTTAAGCCAAAAAGACAGGTCGTCGCAAAAAGCAATGAGCTTTTGTGCTACCGGGATTTGTACGTGCCAAAAAAAGGTTTGGCCCTCTAGCATCGTTTCAACTAGGAGTTGACATTTGGTCGCGTCTGGTTTCATCTATGTCATAGTTTACCATAGACTCTACCAGTTTGTCAAATGAAATTTTTGGCTCCCAACCGAGTTCTTTGCGAATTGGGGTGGAATCACCCAAAAGAAGATCAACATCCGCTGGTCTGTAAAACTTTGGATTGACTCTGACCAAAGTTTGGTCTTCAGTTTCAAACACTTCGTCAAGACCTTTTCCACGCCAAGAGCCGTTGATTTCAGCAACAGCGAAAGCCTTTTCAATAAAATCTCTGATGCTGTGAGTTTCGCCGCTAGAAAGAATATAGTCTTTTGGAGATTCTTGGTTGAGCATCAGCCAAACTCCTTCTACGAAGTCTCTAGAGTCTGACCAGTCTCTTTTTGCGTCAAGGTTTCCTAGCTCAATGGCGTCTGGAGATTGACCATTATCAAGTCCATATTTAATTCTAGCTATCCCTTTTGAGATTTTTCTTGTTACAAACTCTTCTCCACGCTTCGTTCCTTCATGGTTAAAAAGAATTCCATGAACCGCAAACATATCATAAGACTCTCTGTAAACCTTTACAAGATGCCTTGCTGCTGCTTTTGAGGCTCCGTACGGACTGCGAGGTTTGATTGGATGGCCGATGTCTTGAGGACTGTAATCAACGTCGCCCCATTCCTCGCTAGACCCTGCGCTATAGAATCGACAGTCTGGTTTGAATTTACGAACAGCCTCAAGGCAACGCAAAACGCCAAGAGCATTCACATCCATAACTTGTTCTGGCATTTTCCAGCTAATACCAACGAAGCTGTTTGCGGCGAAATTAATAAAGTAATCTGGTTGGATTTCTTTTACTGCTGTGTCAATGCTCGCCGTATCACCAAGGTCAAGGAATTGTAAGTTGAATCTTGGATGATTTTTAATTTTTTCAATGTTTTTGAAATTTGGATTGGCAGATCTACGCATCATGCCGTAGACTTCGTAATCATGTTGTTCGGCTCCAAACTCATCATACAAAGACAGAAGATACTCTGCCATGTTTGCTCCGTCTTGTCCTAAAATTCCTGTGATGATTATCTTCTTCATATTAAATTATTGTTTTTGTAAATTGCTTCTGCGGTATCAAATTGCCACTGATAATCAATATCAAAAGCTTCTAACTCGTTCATTACGAAAAGCTCTGGTTGCGGTGGAGATTTATCGTCCATCCAAATTCCATTTTCGATACCACTCATTTCGCTTGCATACAAACAATGTGCTGCTTCGTAAGTTGGTTCAGCGAATTTAGTGTTCATTGTTGTTCTGCCTTTCCAGTCAGAGATCGGTTTTGAGTTTTTATCCCAATAGTAAGTCTTTTTTTCGAAAACTGCGAAGCCCCCATTCTTGTCTGATTTTGCGTAATTGTCTATAAAATCGTCTATCGTTTCAGCTTTTAAGAGTGGGTTGCAAGCACTTACAAGGACTACGTATTTGAAAGGAAGCTTATTGTACCACTCATATATCTCTGACAAAGGATCTCCTTCGGATTTTGTAGACTGTTCTGATCTGTGAAAGATGTTTATGTGGTGGTTTTCGGCTATTTGTTTTAGCTCGTCTTCATAAGCAGAAAAATAAATATTTTTAAGCGGTATAACTTTAGATGATTTTAATTTTTTAAATAAGATATCAA